CAGGCACTCTAGAATTTCACCTGTGCGCTTTGCTCCATGTGTGGTCATGGAAGCACGCCTTATTGAACGTCCGGAGCGGGGGCCGACAACGGTCCGCCTCGGGTCTTTGAAATCTTGTGAAGCGGACGTTCAAAATTCCTCAATGGTTTGACATGATCTGACCCGACTTGGTCATTGCAGCATCGCAACACCACGTCCGCTTGGCCACAATGAACAGACATCCTTGCTCGGAGACAATACGCAAGTGTCACAAGTCTAAGGTGATTGTGTTGCGTTGCCAACATCGGGGACGCGTGCAAAGCTGGGGCTTGCTTACCGCATTGGCGAGGGGCTAACCGGGAGCATGGACGATGAAGTTGCGCGCTTATTTCGCGGTGCTTGCCGCCAGTTGTTTTTCTGTATTTTCCGCTGCTGCCCAACAAGTCACTGGTGAACTGGGGTCACCCAGCGCCACTTCGACGATTGACGGCCAGTCGCTGCCGGCCGCGCCGCCGGCGTTTGGCGGGACCATCAACCTAGACGCCCAGGAGTCGACGCCCTGGTGGCCACCTACCGTAGTTCCACCTAAGGGCGCACCGAACGTGCTCTTGATCATGACTGACGACGCGGGCTACGGCGTCTCCGGCACGTTCGGTGGCGTCATCCCGACGCCAACGCTTGACTCAGTGGCGGCGGCCGGGCTGCGATACACCCAGTTCCACTCCACCGCGCTCTGCTCGCCGACCCGCGCGGCGCTGATCACCGGGCGCAACCACCATTCGTCCGGCTTTGGGGTGATCTCCGAGCAAGCCACCGGCTTTCCGGGGTACGATTCGATCATCGGTCCGGAAAACGCCACGATCGGCAACATCCTCAAAGACCACGGCTACGCCACCTCGTGGTTCGGCAAGAACCACAACACGCCGACTTACGCGATCTCGACCGCGGGGCCGTTTGACCAGTGGCCCTCGGGCATGGGGTTCGACTACTTCTACGGTTTTATGGGTGCCGAGTCCGACCAGTGGACACCATGGCTCTTCCGCAACCACACGCAGATCTTCCCCTGGAAAGAACAGCCCGGCTTCAACCTGATCACCGGCATGGCCGACGACGCCATCAATTACCTTCGCGAGACCAATGCAGCGGCGCCGGAGAAGCCGTTCTTCCTCTACTACGTGCCGGGCGCGAGCCACGCGCCTCACCATCCCACCGAGGAATGGATCAAGAAATTCGAGGGCAAGTTCGACATGGGCTGGAATGCCCTGCGCGACGAGATTTTCGCCAACCAGAAGCGGCTCGGCGTGATCCCGGAGAACACCCAGCTCACCCCCTGGCCCGATGACCTTCCGAAGTGGGACACCCTCGACGCCGACAGCAAGAAGATATTCGCGCGGCAGGCCGAGATCTTCGCCGCCTATGTCGCCTACGCCGACCACGAGATCGGCCGGGTGATCGACGAGGTTCGCCGGCAGGGTAAGCTCGACAACACGCTGATCATCTACATCGAGGGCGACAACGGCACCAGCGCCGAGGGTTCGACAATCGGCACCGCCTTCGACCTTGCAGCGATTCAGGGCATCAACATGCCGGTCGCCGACCAGCTGAAGTACTACGACATTTGGGGCGGCCCAATGACCCAGCCGCACATGTCGGTGGCCTGGTCCTGGGCCTTCGATACGCCGTTCAAATGGACCAAGCAGATCGCCTCGCATTTCGGCGGCACGCGGCAGGGCATGGCGATGTCCTGGCCAGGCCACATCACCGACGTGGGCGGCGTGCGCAGCCAGTTCCATCACATTATCGACGTTGTGCCGACCATCCTGGAGGCCACCGGCATCGAAGCGCCGCTAACGGTGAACGGCATCCCGCAGAGGCCGATCGAAGGCACCAGCATGGCCTACACCTGGGCACAGGGCAGCGCGAAGGTCCCATCGACGCGCACCACGCAGTATTTCGAGATGTTCGGCGACCGCGCAATCTACCATGACGGCTGGATCGCTTCGACTACGCCGCCCGCCGGGCCGTGGCTGCTCGGGCTCGGCAAGCTGCCCAACGTGCTCGATGGCTACAACTGGGAGCTTTATGACTTGACCAAGGACTTCTCGCAGTTCAACGATCTCGCCGCCAAGGAACCGGCGAAGCTCAAGGAACTGCAGGAGCTGTTCCTTGTGGAGGCAGCAAAATACCAGGTGTTTCCGCTCGACAACTCGGTCGTGACGCGCACGTTAGCACCGCGGCCGAGCGCCACCGCCGGCCGCGATGAGTTCGTCTACACCGGCGAGCTCTCCGGCCTGCCCGCCGGAAGTGCGCCCAGTCCTCTGACTCGATCTTACACCATCACTGCCGAGATCGAGGTCCCGGAGGGCGGCGGCGAAGGCGTCATCAACACGCTTGGCGGCCGCTTCGGCGGCTATGGCCTCTACCTGCTGAAGGGCAAGCCGGTCTTCACCTACAATCTGCTGGGATTGGAACGGTTCCGCTGGGAAGGCGCGGACGCGCTGACGCCAGGCAAGCACAGCGTCGTCTTCGATTTCACCTATGATGGTCCCGGCTTCGGCAAGGGCGGCAACGGTGTCCTGAGCGTCGATGGCGCCGAGGTCGCCAAACAAGCGATCCCGCACACGATCCCCTTCCTGGTGACGATCGACGAATCCTTCGACGTGGGCATCGACACCCGCACGCCGGTTGACGACAAGGACTACCAGGTGCCCTTCCGCTTCACCGGCACGCTCGAGAAGCTGACTGTCAAGGTCGGGCCACCGCAGCTCTAGGGAGCGCGCCGCGGCGGCATCTCGCGACTTCGGCGTCCCACAGGGGGGCGCCGAGGTTCGGAATGGAAAGGCGCGAGCGATACGCAAACTCGCTTCGAAACTGATGGTGCTACATGACCTCCAACACGATTGCCCCAACGTCTGCGTCCGGGCGCCGGCACAGCTTCTCGGTACGGCCGACATTGGGCGCAGAGTTGCCGTTGGCATCCCAAGATTGGAAGGTCGCTGAGAAAAACGAAGGCGTCCAAATTTCCACAACCCCCGACTGATACGCGACAGGCACGCACGCCAGTTCTAACGGTACTCTAACGGGGCTCCAAGCTTCGGCTGGTGTCACCGGACCGGCGAGGCGTCCGCGCGCGTCCACGGGCTTCCTTTTCGGTCTTGATTATTCGACCGTCAGCCAGCCTTCTGCAAGCTCCAGTATCGCCTCCTGGTCGTCGGCCGACATGCCCAGATAAGGCCGTGCCGGAATGGTCACCTTCCCGCCGCGACCGGCCTGCCCGCCGAAGTGATGGATGGCCGCATAGACCTTCGCCGTCCCGACGCGGACCGCGTCGCTGTCGGCCGCGTAGTTGATCGACCCGACCAGGCCGCCGGTGACACGCAGGATCGATAGCGGCGCGTCGCCGTGCCTTTGCCGCGCCGCGATCGTGACCGGCGACAGCGGTTGCCAGGGCGTGCCGTCCGGCGCGCGTTCGGCCGCGAAATTGTCGTGGACCGAGTTCAGCAGGTGCTCGCCGACATTTTTGAAGAACCCTTGCCGGTTGGCCATCCGGTCCATCAACGTGTCCAGGCTTGCCCGCATGGCGGTATCGTCGATCGTCAACTTGTAGCTGATTCCGCTCATGTCGACATTTCCGTGTGGGTGGGCTATGTTACAATTTGTCGGTGAGCCAGATAGGTGATGTGTCGTGGTAGCGATCTGACGCGAAGGCCGGATCACCCCGGCCTTTATTTTTTCGGTCGCTTGTAGAGAAGCTTTCCGCCCCGACGATGGTCGAGGGTCTTTAGGTCCGGTTTGCCGCTTCTGGTCGTCGTGTTGTAGGCCGTGATTGCCTCCCACAGCCGCTCTCCGATCTCAAAGACGACAAGCAGGCCGTTAAGAGGATCGACCCGGATGTAACGCCGGTCGACCAGCAATTCGGTTCCCTCCTCAGCGATTGGGTCGGCCTTTTTCGCGACGCCGATCCATATCTCGTCAGGGTCCATGAGCGCCTCGGCGAGCAACGGTGTCACGGTCGACCGGTCGAATTTCATCACCTTCAGCCTGCCGCCGCGATCCCTAAACAGCAGATCGGAAACAGGAACCCGGCCGCCGGCCTTGTCCTCAAACAGCACCGCCTTGCCGATATCGGCGCCGAACGGTTCCAGGAAGGCGCGGACGTAGTCCTCGGGCGCCAGGCCATCCGCCAGCGGCTTTGAAGCAAAAGGCTTGGCGGTGGCTAGCAGATCGTCGAGCGGCTCCGGCGTGTCGATCGCCACGGCCATGCGCGGATTTGTCAGCGATGGAGCGCCCTCCCGCATCAGCGACGACGGCACGAGGCCTTGTTCCCACAGATTGCCGGGCTGGTAGTCCCAGCCGTAGTCGATGCCTTGCGGCTGCTCGACGAGCTTGCCGGAAATCGGATCAACGATTGCTTGCATCAACTGCTGCGGCGACGGATCGGGCGCGTCCTTGCCGAGTCTCTTCAGGTCGCGCATCGACAGCGAGCGAACGCCGCAGGAGCACAGCCAGCCGTTCGGCGGGAAATGCGTGTCCCAGAACGGATCGTCGTGGCGCAGGCAGAGCCCATGCCACGCCTTGTGCTTCTCGCGCGGAGACTTCGGCGACCGGGTTTCGCCGTGCCGGTATTGCCAGATCGGCCGGAGCTTCAGCACGTCGGGGTCGCGCATCTGCTTCAGCCGGCCGGCCATGTACGACGTGCGCATGTTGGTCTCGTAGATGACGCGCGTGCGCCAGCCGCGTTCGCCCTTGTAGGCCCAGCCATATTTGGCGGCGATCCGGTCGAATTCGTCGCGGAAGGTCTCCAGCGTCGTGCCGTTCTTCATGGCGTCCGCGAGGGCCGTCTGGAAGTCCGACAGCATCGCCATGTCGGCCGCGCCGGCGATGACAAAACTCCTGTCGTGGACGCCAC